CTGCTTGGAAGACTTGTCTTAAAGAACTACTATGGTTTATTCGTGGTGATACCGATAATGTCAATTTAAATACTCAAGGTGTTCGTATTTGGGATCTTAATGCTTCTAAAGAATTCTTAGAAACAAGGGGATTAAATCATTATCCAGATGGTATTTTAGGACCTCTATATGGTTATCAATGGAGACATTTTAACGCACCATATGATTTTAACAATGCTAAACCATATACTGAAGATAATGAATTAATTAATAAAGCTATTCGTAAACCATATGGTATTACACCTATAAGGAATAATATTGATCAATTACAATATATTATTGATCAGTTATCAAATCCTAGAACTAGGAATAATAGAAGATTAATAATGACAGCATGGAATCCTTGTCAGTTAGATGATATGGCCTTACCCCCTTGTCATATTTTATGTCAATTTAATGTTCATAATGATAATCAATTAAGTTGTGCTCTTTATCAGAGATCATGTGATTGTTTTTTAGGAGTACCATTTAATATTGCATCATATTCATTTCTGACTCATTTGATAGCAAAACATTGTGGATTAGAACCTCATGAATTTATACATTTTATGGGTAATTCTCATATTTATGAAGATCATATAGATTGTTGTAAATTACAAATTGAAAGGAATCCATATACTTTTCCAAAAATAAATATTAAAAATACAAAGGAAAATATTAACGATTACAATGTTGAAGATTTTGAAATTACAGATTATAAATCTCATGAAGCAATTAAGGCAAATATGATAGCTTGATAAACTTTTGCTATTTTTGCGTAAAGGATTTAGAAACAAATTGTTAATAATAATTATCAATGAGTGCAAATCGTTCTGTTCAAGCAGCACAAAGAAGAAGAGCTGGTCCTCCTGAGCCTCAAATACCAGGTAGAGGCGGACCTCAACCATCAATTAATTCATCGCAAATGTTTGCTAGTCAATCAAGACAGGGTGCAGGGTCAAATATTCCAGGACGCTCATCAGGACAACAGAACTCAATGTCAGAACAAACAAAGGAAGGTAGTACTGCTGTTAGTAAATTAACAGTTGCTCAAGCTATTACATTAATAACTCTTAGATTGGGAGTTGTTGAAACTAAATTACAAAATATTGATACGACTAATATTAATAATCGTTCTGTATCAAGTGATAATTTTATTGAAGGTCAAGAAAATATGGTTTTAATTGATAAATATGTTATAGAATCAATAACTAATAGATTAGAATCTTTGGAGAAAAGATCAGCATCAAATATTAGTTCATCAACGAATAGTTCTTTAAATCCAGAATTAACATTAATAAAACAACAAATAGAGACATTGAAACAAGTTGTTGTTCAAACAAAAAACAGTAGTTCAAATGTTACAAAAGAAAATAAGGATCTAAAACAACAAGTAGAATTGTTGAATAAAGAGGTTGGAGAATTAAAAGAATTGATAAATGCATTGCAAAATTTAACAATGGATAATAGTCAAAAACTTATGTCATTAAGTATGAATAATGATTCATTTGACATTGGAAATGAAGAACTTGACAATGCAGATCTTACAGTCGCTGAAAATGATGCAGTTGAAAATATAGAGGTTGAAAGTGAAAATATTGAAAATGAATAAACAAATAAAATGAATAAACAAATAAAATGAATAAAACAAATAAAACAAAATTAAATAAATTAGTTTAGATATTCATAAACATAATAGGTATATATTATAGTTATGAATAATGAAGAAATCTATTTTATAGAAAATGATATTACTTCTGAAAAAATTATTGAAAAAATAAAAAATGGAAAAATTTCTGAAGTTTTTGAAGGATTATGTAAAATAAGCAATGATAAAATTATTATTGATTATATATATTTTAAAAATTTTGCATCAAAGGATACATATAATATGATAACATCTATAATAAGTAAAAATATTGATATATTATTATCAAATAACAATGGATTTATTGTTCATATAAATATGAAATCATTATCTATAAAAGATGTTGATAAACATAAAAATTATATACAATTTATTTCATTATTTTTAAAAGAAAAATATCCCAATAAATTACTAAAATGTTATATACATAATGCACCTTGTTTCTTTTCTCAAGTATTCAATATTATTAGTCTATTTATTGATAAGGATACATTAGCAAAAATACAATTAATAAAGTAAAGATATTAAATATTATTTATAATATTATAAATAATATGCGTTTAACTATTGAAAATAAAACCAAATTAGAAATATTTGTAGCATTATTTCAACTTCTTAAAAATTGGTCTTCACAAATAAATATGAATTTTGAGAAAGATAAATTGTATATTCAAATAATGGATAAGTCTCATATTTGTCTAGCAGATATATATATAAATGCAAAATGGTTTTCAGAATATAAAAATGATAAAAATAATAAAATATCAGTTGATTCTTCTCATTATGCAACTATGATGAATTATGCATTAAAACACGATAAATTAGAGATACATTTTGATGATATTGATGAACCAGAAAGATTATATATTACTTATTTGAATGATAAGGAAAATAAATCAGCATTTGATCATTTTTTTGAACTAACACTTATGGATGTAGAAGAAGAACATCTAAATATTCCGGAAGTAGATTATGACGTTGAATTTTCAATAGAATCAAAAAAAATAGTTGAATTATTAAGTGAATTGAATATTTTTGGTTCAAATTTAAATATTATATGTAATGAAAATTTACTAGAATTTAATGCCAGTGGAGAATCAGGTAAATTAAAAGTAAATATACCAGTAAATGATTTAAATGAATTTGGTATTGCAGAAGGTGAAACAATAAATATGTCATATAGTTTGAATCATTTATGCAAAATGTGTGCATCATTTAAACTTAGTAATGAAGTAAATATATCAATAAGCGGAGATTTTCCCATGAAATTTAGTTATAATTTAGGTGATGAAAGTAAAGCAGAGTTTTTTATAGCACCCAAAATAGATGAATAATAATTTATAAAATATAATAAACTAGTTCTCGTTTTTATATGTAAAATAAATTATTATTTTTATTTAAATGTATACAAATTTGCAAAAAATAATAATTGGAATTTTTATATTTTGTATAGTTTTATTTTTATATTTGCACATTCAATTTCATTTTAAAACAAGTGATGATTTGGAAATTTATGAAGTAGATCAAGCATCAAAGGATAAAATGGAAGAAATATGTGATTTAAGACAGCCGGTTTTATTTGATTGTGATGAAGATGGTCAAAAAATAATAAATACAACTAACAAAATGTTTTTAACAGATAATTATCCTATATTTGAAATAAAGATAAGAGAAACAACAAACGATAATAATCTTTATTTACCTTTGCCAATGCATTTAGCAAATAAATTATTTCTAGAAGATAAAAATGCAAAATATTTTAGTGAGGGTAATGGTGATTTTTTGACTGAAACAGGTTCAATAAAGAATATGACATATAATGATGAATTTTTGCGACCAAGATTAGTATCAAATTGTAATTATGATATAATGTTAGGTTCTCATAATGTAGAGACACCATTTCGTTATGAAATAAATTATCGTAATTATTTTATAGTAACCCAAGGATCAATTAAAATTAAATTATCTCCTCCTAAAAGTGCAAAGTATTTATATACAATAAAAGATTATGAAAATTTTGAATTTAGATCACCGATAAATCCTTGGAATCCTCAACAAAAATACAAAGCTGATTTTGATAAGATAAAATGTTTGGAAATAACATTAACACCAGGTAAAATTTTATTTATTCCAGCTTATTGGTGGTATTCTTTTAAATTTGATGTTGATACAAGTGTTAGTTGTTTTAGATATAGAACATATATGAATAATATAGCTATTAGTCCAAATATAATAATGTATGCTTTACAAAACCAAAATGTTGAAAGAAAAATAGCAAAAAAAATAGATATAAAAGTTTTACAAAAATCTACTGAAAACAACAGTATGGAAGAAGATAAAATAAATAATGAAAATGAGATTGAAAATACAGATAATATAGGTGAAACTCATATAAATAATGATAATATTCCTGTTATTGATAAAGATAATGTAGTTGAAGAAGAACTACAAGATTCAAAATTTGTAATTGCTATTTAGTTGTGTCCTACATGAACCTACATGGGAACATAGTGTGGTATTTTGTCCTCCCTACATAGATGTAGGTGTTCGGATGGCGTAGGTACTACATGAACCTACATGGGAACAAAGTGTGGTATTTTGTCCTCCCTAAATAGATGTAGGTGTTCGGTTGATGTAGGTGCTACATGGCATCAGAGTGTGGTATTTTGTCCGCCCTACATAGTTGTAGGCGAACAACCAAATATCTTAGGCAAATCTAGTTAAAGACAATTTTGTATATTATATTACAAATATGACTCTTTATAAGATTAATATTGATAACCGGAACTACGGATCATGGACTATATATAATGCGACTACTCTTGAAGTTACTCAATTAGATAATGATTTTAATCCTGCTGAACAAAAATTATTTACTACTGATGTTTTCACATATAATAAAGGTAAAACACATATTGAACATTCTTCTATAAGAATAGGAGACAACATACCTGCTGTTCTTATTATTGCTGATAATAAAACTTATGGCAGACAAACTAAGTCTAATTCTAAGTCTAATAGCGGAAAATTATTGTATAAATGTATTCCTGATGATACACGTATTCCGATTTTTTTAGTTCCTTATGAAATCAAGCAAATGGGATTCTCTAAGGTTCTAAGCAATCTTTATGTAACAATCCGCTTTCAAGAATGGACAGGCAAACATCCATCTGCCGTAATATCACAAAATATTGGTCCAGTTGATGTTCTTGACAATTTTTATGAATATCAACTTTATTGCAAAAGTCTTAATGCATCTATACAAAAATTTAATAAAGATGCCTCTAGAGCTGTCAAAGAGAAAGCAGATACACAAGATGCCATTATTGAATCTATTTGTAAAGAACATTCTAATATTCAAATTCGTACTGATTGGCCTGTTTTCACAATTGATCCTGCTACAAGTCTTGACTATGATGATGGATTCAGCATAAAGAATCTTGATAATGGTCAATTTTTATTGAGTATATATATTGCTAATGTAACTATATGGATGGATTTCCTAAATCTTTGGAATTCCTTTTCTCAACGCATATCCACTATTTATTTACCTGATCGCAAAAGACCTATGCTACCAACTATTTTATCTGACTGTTTATGCTCTCTTCAAGCCAATGTACGACGTTTTGCATTTGTAATGGATATTACTATTGACTCAGAATACAATATTGTTTCTTTCAATTATCATAATTGTCTCATTAAAGTATTTAAAAATTTTGCATATGAAGAACGGGAACTTCTATCTAATCCACATTATAATTTACTTATTGATGTCGCTAGACAACTTACTAGAAATTATCCATATATGAATAATATTCGTAATAGTCATGATATAGTTGGTTATTTAATGATTTTTATGAACTATCAATGTGCTAAAAAATTACTTGAATCTAAAACTGGTATATTTCGCTCTACTATTATTAAAAAAGATGTTACATTACCTAATTATTTACCAGAAGATGTTAATCATTTTATTAAAATATGGAATAGTTCTTGTGGTCAATACATTGATATTACTACTATACCTAGTGAAGATATTGATAAGTTTATTAGACATGAATTACTAGAAATGGATGCTTATATTCATATTACATCACCAATACGGCGTCTTGTAGATCTTTTAAATATTATCAAATTTCAACATATTTATGGTCTTATTAATTTATCTAGTAATACTCATGATTTTTATAATAAATGGATTAAAGAACTAGATTATATTAATGTTACAATGAGAGCTATTAGAAGAGTTCAAAATGATTGTACATTATTAGATAGATATTATAATGAA